GGTAAAAGCAGAGTTAGAAGAAAACATTGATGGTAGCAAAGCTATTAAAAAAATAGTAAAAGAATAATTATGGCTATCAGAAAAACTACCAAAGGTAAGAACGCAAACTACAGACCCACAAAGTCTGGAGCTGGTATGACCGCTAAAGGGGTTCGAGCTTATAGACGTGCTAATCCTGGTTCTAAGTTAAAGACAGCAGTAACAGGTAAAGTTAAACCTGGATCTAAAGCTGCTAAGAGACGTAAGTCATATTGTGCAAGATCATTGGGTCAACTTAAAAGATCATCAGCTAAAACTAGGAACGATCCTAATTCAAGAATAAGACAGGCAAGACGAAGATGGAAATGCTAGACAAATTAGTTTACAAGTTTTTTGGTTGGATAGATGATCAATTTAAAAAGGTAGAGGATGTATTTACCTTTGACTTTACTAATTTTAGTAAGAGAAAAAAGAAAAAGAAATGAAGAAAAAAGGTTGGAAGAAACCTATACAACAATCCTTAATTTGTGGCTACTGTGTGTGGTGCAAGAAGATGCTCATGAGTGATGCAGGAGGTTGGATTGTAACCCATAAGAAACAATACTTTTGCCATAATGGTAAAGATGGTAGTTGTTTTGATAAACATTGTGTGGTAAAAATAAATCAACAAAAGGAGAACAATTATGTATGGTAAGTCAAAAGGTAAAAGTAAGCTAACAGCTAGGCAAAAAACTCTGCCTAAGTTTTTGCAAAACAAAATTAAAAAATCTAAAAAGAAGAAGAAGTAATGAAAAAAGGTTATCACAAAACTAAATCTGGTAAGACAGCTAAAAAAGGTTTGTACTATAATATTAACAAACGTAAGAAAGCTGGTACATCAAGAACCAAAAAGAAATCTACTATTAGTTCTAAGGCTTATAAGAATATGAAGTCTGGATTTAAAAAATAAAACTAAAGTTTTAGGAAATAAGTTTCTCAAACTCCTGCCATAACGATTGCTCTGGAGACCAAAATCTTTTCTGTTGTCTTTTCATTTCAATAGAATGTAAAACTGTGGTATGATCCTGTCCAAAATATCTACCTATATCTGTTAGGTTCATGTGATATTTTTCATACAATAAATTATGAATTACATTTCTAGCTCTAACTATATCTGAGGTTCTACTCTTATTCATTAGAGTTTCTTTGTGTACTTCAAGATGTATGCACACCTTATTAATAATACTTTGTACATCAGATGGTTTAGGTTTTGTAATCTTGTAACCAATAATCTTTTTTACATTACTGTCTTGTATCTTTTCTTTTTGCAAGACGTTAGCAGCATATAAAAAACCTTCCGAGAACCCTACCTCATATAATCTTTCTTCTTGGCTCGTAAGAAGGTAAAATGCTTTCTTAACTTTGTATATAAAATTATTCTGATCTAAGTGTTTAATGTGTTTATTATAATGTGTGCTTACATTTATGGTCATAAGTCCCCTACAGTTTTTTTTGTTTTTTTTATCAATGTAAATTAATGAGTATTATCTTCTCATTAATTCTTCTTTTGCCTGCTCAATTTGCCAAATCAAATTAAAAGAGTCTTGTTGTTTCTCTGCAACTCTTCTTTTAGCTTCCAAGTATTCTTCATGTGCTTTCGCTTGAAGATCCTTGAGTTCTTGCAGACGAGTCTTTATCTCGTTCATCTTTCTCCTTTTTTACTTTTGTAAAATCTATTTTTAAATTTTCGATCTTACATTCTACATATTCACCCTGTGCGTTGGGGTCTGCAGCTTTCTGCACGTCATCAAATCTTTCAACCAGTTGAAAACTAGCTTCGCCAGATTTAATTCTTATATATTTAGTCATTTTTATCTCTTTTGTCTATATCTTTTTTGTGTAGATTAAATGTCATGTCATTGTAGATAGATAGGTCATGGTAGTTATCTGCCTTATAACCCTTGGTACTTCTAAACAATTTAAGTGTCATCATGATCTGTCCTACTTGATATGGTCTTAGTTTTTTCTTTAAGTTATCTGCTAATATTAAAGTAAATAGATCAGCAAGTATAGTAAAATTGTATTGGTAATCCCCATAATCTTTTTGACGATCACTAACTATTTTCTTTTTAATCTCTTTGTCTATGTCTGTTATCTTCATAAAGTTTAAAGGCGTGGCAAGGAAAAAACAATTAAGGGAGCTTTAGCAAAGAAAGGGAAAGATGCTAATATGATTAACCCAAAAAAACCTCGCCACACCATTGAACTACAATTCTAAATTAGTAGTTGTAGTTAGTTTTATTATATGCTGATCCTTGACCTTTTGCAAACCTGTTATTGTTAGGTGCATAAGATTGCTGCTGTCCGCTAGGCTTGGCAGCTGATGAACCAGTATTTGATGGTGAAAGGACTACATTGATAATGCCTGTGGGATTACCTTGCTCATCCATGTCATCAAATCCTGCTTGATTGTACCATGTCTCTCCAATTTTAACACCTATTCTCCAGGTTTTACCCTCTGGTGATTTTGGATTGATTGGTGCAACAAAACTTGGTCTGTTGTCTCCTGGTTGTTTGTCTGCGTTATGTGTAAGTTTTATATATATCTTATCACTCATTGTGTAACTCCTTGTTGGTTTAGTTTAGTTTCATGTGTTTCATACAAATCTGTGATCTGTCTGTACACACGAACATTATTATTAGGATCAAATAAGCCAGGATTTTCTTTTTTAAATTTCCTAAGAGCATAAATATCATTAATAGATTTTATAGCATCTCTTACTTGATTCATATCAATGTCCATATCGACATTGGCATGAGCTGTACCACTTGGTTTTTGTTGTGGAATTTTATTGGTAGGTTTAGGTTCTTCAAAAGGTTTTGCTTCACTCTCTCTAGTGCTTTCTTTAACATTGTTTGTTCGAGTAGAGAAAGGACTAGCCTTGTAACCATCATCATTATCTAAACCTGTTTTTAAATTAAGTGCATTTAAGAAAGCATACTTCTTAGCATAAGACATACCATTACCAGTACCAAACTTATCTAAGTTTCCCATTGCAGAACATCCTTCAATATCAACATGACTTGTAGGATCTTCGATGTCATGTATTCTCATTGAGCAAGTAACCATGATAAAAGTTTCTTTAACATAGTTAGTGTAAGTACAGATAGGATATAATCCATTGTTTAGTAATGACTCCATTGCCACCCTCTGAACTTCATCGTGCTGCAAAGGATTGAAGTGCATACCAGGAACTTTCTTTCCTTTTGCTACACCTCCTGCTTCACAAGCAGCTTTATGTAATTTTTGATATATGTTTAGTTTCATGCGTTTAACCCCCATAGTTTTTTGATTTGTTTTTTTTGATCGTCTATTAAATCCCTATAATAAAAAGGGTGATTTAATTCTGGTGGTTCTGCAAAGTGTGCTAACTTCTCTAAGTTACCTTCACAGAAAACAATTAACTCTTCCCATGACTTTAACCTTTGGGTCATAAGATGGTATTGTTCTTTTAAATAATCTGGTCTGAGCATATCATGTCCATCATCAAAGATTGTATATTCATTTTCATTTACATAAAATAAAAAAGGTTTCTTCTGTGTGCAATGATAGTAGAACGCAACTTGAGAAACGTGCATTGGGTCTGGATCGTTAGGTAGCTGCGTTGTTGCCATGTAGTATTCATCTTTACCTCTACGCTTTTTAATACTAACTGGTTTAGTCTTAGCTTCTCCTATGATGTCATTGCTTTCATAATCGATACGACCAATAATATCATGGATCATATCTTTGTCTTTGTTTGACACATATCTTTCAGCAACTAATTTTGCATCACCAAATATTTCTTTGACACATTTTTTCATGTTCTCGATTGTTGGATGTGCGAAGCTGATCATCATCTCTCTTGCAAGTTTATCCTTGTCATCTACTGGTTTACTATCTTTATCTATTGCATCTAACTCTTGTTGGAATACTTCATCATAGTTTTTATTTTCTAAAGTAATCTTTTTTTCACCTTGAAATAAAACTTCACACAATAATCTTTGAGCTGTGTTGTTAACTAAGTTTCCAAAGGGTGCTTTGTATCTTATCTTGAAAGTTCTTCTTAACTTTTGCGGTAGAGAATAATTACAAATTAATCTTGTAAAGTTTTGGCTTGAAGATGGAGACCAATGATCTAATCCTTCGCCACCATTGAAATTAATAAAATGTTTTTTTAGTGTTTCTTTTAAAATCATAAATCCCCCATTTCTTTTTTTGCTACCTCTAATGCTTTTTTATATTGTTTATTATTTATATTACAAACAGCTCTAATACTTTCTTGATTAGGATATTCTCCATAAAAAAATTTAAACATTTTTATAGGTTGAATTGCTTTTATTATGTTTTTATCTTTTTGCATTTGTTTTCCCTTTCGTTTTTTTTAAATATTTATACAGATAAATTTTTACTTGTCAAACTTTTTATATGCTATATATACAACCTAAAAGGTTAATAAAACAAAGGAGAAATATGAAGTTAAGCGAGTATAGAAAAAAAGAAAAAATATCTCATTACGAATTAGGTAGGAGATTAAACTTAACAGGAATTAATCCTGCCACTAATGTGCAACGATGGTGTTTAGAGTCAAAGGAAAAAAGATTTCCTAAACCAAACATGGTTAAAAAAATTTTAGAAGTAACTAAAGGTAAAGTAACTTTACAGGATTTGTATGAAGCATGGTGGGACTATGAAGAAAGCAAATAAGTTTCCATATAAAAGAGTTAAAATTTATTGGGTTGATATTGTATCTAACTCTGAGTGGATGAGTTTAGATAAAGCAAAGGATCAAGTTTATTCTTGGTGTGAAGATACAGGTTATTTATTATATAAGGACCAAAAGAGACTTATCATATTTGCATCGCATAGCTTTGATGATGATGGAACATTAACAGTTGGCAACACTACAGTATATCCAAGATCTGTAGTTAAAAAAATAGAAGTATTAAAATGACCTACGAAGGTATCTTTGATGAAACTGATTGTAAGAAAGAATTAAAACGAGCAAAGAAATATATTGAGAAACAAGCTAACATAATTTTAGCATTAGAAAAAGAACTAGAAGAAAAAGAAAACGAAATAATAATAATAAAAGAAAGGTTAAAAAGTGAGAAACTTATTCGAAACAATAATTGATGTAGGTAGTGGTTTATTCTTATCTACTTTAATTCAGCTATATATATTTCCATTCTTTGATTTGCATCCAACAGTATTGGAGAGCTTTCACATAGCAGTTATCTTTACAGTTATATCTATGATGCGTTCATGGTTTTGGAGAACAATATTTACAAGGAGGAGAAGATGAAGTTAAAACTATTAGACCTATTTAGTGGAATAGGTGGGTTCAGTTTAGGATTAGAAAGTACAGGACAGTTTGAGACAATCGCATTTGTAGAGAAGGATGAGTTTTGTCAGAAAGTATTGAAGAAAAATTTTAATAACATACCAATAGAAAGTGAGGTTAGAAATGTCAAAGGAGATAGATATGCAGCAGATATTATTACAGGAGGATTCCCATGCCAACACCAACAGCGAGGGATCACAAAGACATGGGGTATCAACCAACATGGAAACCAAGCAGAGACAAGTCAGTTCCGAGAACAGTATTGAAGAACAACAAACCTGGTGGGAAGCTCAATCCT